AGAATGGGTGGAATGTTCTACTCTAAAGGTGGCGGGGCAGACATGTCTACTAAACAAAAAACAATTGCAGCTAAAGCACCACCTCCAAATGTATTAGATGGAAAAGACCTTGCAGTTCTTAGAGCAGAAAAGGCAAAAGGAAGAGGCATGGGTCTTCAAGACGAAAACTTAAAACCAGGTAAAGTACAAAAAGCATTTATGGGATTAGCTGTAGAAGCAATGAAAAAAGCAAAAGACAAAGGTGCTAAACCTATTGAATTATTATCTCCTGTAGCAATGGCTAAAAGATTTTTTACTAAAGGTGGAAAAGTTAAAAAATAATGACCACCCTATATAGACACAAAGTTTCTGGCAAAAGATCAGGGCCACCACCTAAACGTGGCCCAAACCCCCAAGTGCCTCCAGTAAAATTAAACAAAGGAAGCAAACAAGTGGTAAAAGCTGGTTATCATAGAATGCCTGATGGTAGTATTATGAAAAACAGTGCTCACAAGGGGTATAAAAAATAATGTGGTTTCAAGCTATCAAACTTGCAGTTTCTGCTGGAAGTAAAATTTACGCAAACAAACAAAAAGCTAAGATGGCTATGTCAGATGCACAACTATTACATGCAGAAAAACAAGCCCGAGGTGAAGAAGCTTACCAAGGAAAACTTTTAGAAGCACGTCAATCGGACTGGAAGGACGAGGCGGTTCTCATAATTTTGTCGACCCCCGTGTTAATTTTGGCGTGGGCAGTCGTATCGGATGACCCGACAGCGATGGACAAGGTGAAATTATTTTTTGATATGTTCTCACAGCTCCCGAGCTGGTTTACAAATCTCTGGATTCTTGTCGTGGCGAGTATTTATGGGATAAAGGGAACTCAAATATTTAGGGGAGGCAAGAAATGAACCTAGAAAGAGACTTACAAAAACTTAAAAAAGAAAAACAGATGAAAGAATCTGCTATTGCTCAACTTAGAAAAAGAAGTAGAGATTCAATTGCTAGACCAAAAGCAGAAAAAAATATTTTATCAACTGATCCAAGAATGCAAAAAATATAAGCTATTTACTTTTGCTATAATTAATATATAACCCTTGTATGATTCAAGGTGATAGTACAGAATACGAAATCTTAAAAGAAGCTTGTAATACTTTAGAAAGTGATAATTTATTTACTGCGGAGATTGGCGTAAGAGAAGGAAAAGGTTCTCAAATAATATTAAACGAATTAAGTGAAAAAAAACATTGGCATATAGGTATAGACCCCTATGGTAATTTAGATTATCAACATTATGATAATTCTGGTTCTTATACAGCTGATTATACCAACACCATGAAGCAACAATTAATTAAAGATTTAGATTATCCAAATTTTACTTTGTATCAATTAGGTGATGATGAATTTATGAAACGTTTTGAAGACGGAGTTCCTATTTACAGAGACAAAAAAGAATTAAAAACAAACTATGATTTAGTCCATTTTGACGGACCCCATAAAACAATTGATGTTATTAAAGAATCAATTTTTTTTGGAGAAAGATCTCATGCTGGCACGGTGTTTGTTTTTGATGACTATCCAAAATTTGATATGGATGCTGTATTAAAAATTATAGTAAATGAATATGGTTTTATGTTACTTAAACAAGGTAAAAATAAGATATCACTAAAAAGAAATTAATGATTATAGACTATCCATTAGTAAGAAGAGTAGCAGAAAAAAGAGTAGAGTCTTTAAAAGACACTTTAGTGTACTCCGTTGACAATTTAGAACAATTACATTATATTAGAGGACAAATCAAAGGCCTAGAGTCTTTGCTTCAGGATCTTAAAGACCTGCAAGAAAAACAGGAGCTACTAAATGACAAAGAACTTAGAGACTTCGAAGGAAGTACCTAAAAAAAAAGAAGCATTACTTGATGCTTACAAATCCAAAGATGAAATCAAAGATACCCAGTTAGACGCTAAAGCTGTTGAAGGTAACAAAGACCTTTTAGATAGATTGCCTACACCAACTGGTTATAGACTTTTAGTTTTACCATACGCTGGTCCTAAAAAAACTAAAGGTGGACTTTATCTTTCTGACACAACTCAAGAAACAATACAGATGACTACCGTATGTGCATATGTATTGAAAATGGGGGATCTTTGCTACAAAGACAAACAAAAATTTCCAGAAGGCCCTTGGTGTAAAAAGGGTGATTGGATTATTTTTGGACGTTATGCTGGATCTAGGTTCAAAATAGAAGGCGGAGAAGTTCGTATCTTAAATGATGACGAGATAATCGCTAAGATTAATAATCCGGAGGATATTTTACACGCATACTAACACATACGCAATTAAACAGGAGCTACTATGGAAGAGAACGAAAATATAAAAAATCCAGAAGTCGAATTAGACACTGATGGAGTAAAAGAACAAACACTTCAAGTTGAAGAACAACAAGTTGAAGTTTCAGAAACTGACTTACCAAAACAAGAAGTTGATTTAGGTTATACAGAACCTAAACCTGAAGGCATTGAAGGTATTAAAGTTGAAACAGTAAAAGAAGAAACTAAACCAGAAATAAAAGAAGATAGTCTTTCTGATGTTTCTGAAAAAGTTAAAAGAAGAATAGATAAATTAACTTTCAAAATTAGAGAATCTGAACGAAGAGAAAAAGCTGCTTTAGATTATGCTAAAGGTTTAAAAAATCAACTTGATGATACTAAAACTAGATTTTCAAAAACTAGTAAAAGTTATATAGAACAATTTTCTGCTAGAGTCGTAGCTGAACAAGAAGATGCTAAAAAAGCTTTAAGAGATGCTATTGCAGATCAAGATGCTGATAAAATAGCTGATGCAAATTCTAGAATAGCTACTTTAGCGGTAGAAGCAGAAAAAGTTAAGATGACACAAGCTGAAGAAGACGCTAAAGAAGAAAAAGCTAAAACTGAAGCTAAAGTAGAACAACCAATACAACAAGCACCTCAAACAAATGTTGCTCAACCTTCTAGTAAAGCCAAAGGATGGGCTGAAAAGAATGAATGGTTCGGTAGCGATAAAATCATGACAAGTGCAGCGTTTCAGGCCCATAACGATCTTGTAGAGCAGGGGTTTGACGCAGAGAGTGATGAGTACTATAATGAAATTGATAAAGTTATGAAGGATAATTTTCCTCATAGATTTAGTCAACCACAGGAGCAAAAGAAACCCGTCCAAACTGTTGCTTCTGCACAAAGAAATCAAACCGGACGCCGATCAGTGAAACTCACCAAGTCACAAATAGTTATCGCTAAAAAACTAGGGGTGCCACTAGAGGAATACGCAAAATACGTGAAGGAGAATGCAAATGGATAATATCAAAAGAACCTCACGCCAGTCAGAGACTAGGCAACAAGAAAAAAAACCTAGCGCTTGGGCTCCACCATCGAGTTTAGACGCACCACCTGCACCACAGGGTTATGCACATCGTTGGATACGAACGAGCATAGCAGGGTTTGAGGATACAGCTAATGTAACCAAAAAACTTAGAGAGGGTTGGGAATTTGTAAGAGCAGAAGAAATGAAAAATTCTGCTGATATACACAAGTACCCAATTATAAATCAGGGACAGTATCAAGGGTGTATAGGAATCGGTGGCCTTGTGTTGGCAAGGATACCTGAAGAGATATTAAAAAGCCGTGCTGAGTACTTTGATAAAATTACTCAAGACCAAATCGAAGCGGTTGATAATGATCTAATGAAGGAACAACGACCAGAAATGCCGATCAATATTGATAGGCAATCTAGAGTTACCTTTGGTGGTAGTCGTAAAAAATAGTTTTTTTGCATTACCTACCGAGTTAGCTTGGAGTTAAACTAAACATAAAACGGAGAAAACAACTATGGCAAATCAACTAGAAAAGTTCGGTCTAAGACCGCACAGAAAACTAGACGGTACACCATTAGTAGGTGCTCAAAACAGATACACAATTAAACCAGGCTATGGCACTGCGATTTATCAAGGTGACTTGGTAGTTCCTGTTTCTACAGGAAACATCGAAAGACATACGGCTGGAAATGCTGCTGCTGTTGTGGGCGTTTTTAACGGAGTTTTTTATAACGATCCAACTACTCAGAAACCAACTTATAAGAATTACTACCCTGGTGGAGTTACACCAACTCAAGGCGATCTTACTGCCTTTGTTGTTGACGATCCAGATGCAGTATTCTTAATGGATGCGGATCAGAGTTTTGTTAGAGCGGATTTGTTTAAAAACTATCACGTTACAAACACTACTGGTGTTACACAAACAGGAATATCAAAAGTACAACTAGACGTTAGTTCTTCTGGAACTAACACAACGTTTGTTGTTCAAGCGATAGACATTTCACAAGATCCTGATAACTCAGATGTGACTGTGTCTAATGCTAACATTCTTGTTAGAATCAACAACCACTTCTTTAGAAGTGGAACAGGTATAGCGTAATAAAGGAGAATAACTATGGCAATATCACGAGCACAGCTAGTTAAAGAACTAGAGCCAGGTTTGAATGCTTTATTCGGCCTGGAATATAACAGATATGAAAATCAACATGCGGAGATTTTCCCGTCTGAAACATCTGACAGAGCTTTTGAAGAAGAAGTAATGTTAAGCGGTTTCGCTTCAGCACCAGTTAAACAAGAAGGTGCGGGAGTAGTGTTTGATCAAGCAGGTGAAACTTTCACAGCAAGATACTCACACGAAACAATCGCTTTAGCATTCTCTATTACTGAGGAAGCAATCGAAGATAACCTGTACGACAGATTAGCTGCAAGATACACAAGAGCTCTTGCAAGATCTATGTCGAACACGAAGCAAGTTAAAGCAGCGTCTGTGTTAAACAATGCACAGAAAAGCACTGGATTTAACGGAGGAGATGGTGTTTCATTAATAAACAACGGTCACCCGTTAGCTACAGGTGGTACATTCTCGAATGTACTAGCTACTGCTGCCGACCTTAACGAAACTTCACTTGAGCAGTCGTTAATCGATATTTCATCTTTTGTAGATGAAAGAGGATTAAAAATTGCTTCTCAAGGTAGAAAAATGATAATTCCAAAAGAATTACAATTTACTGCTGAGAGAATTATGAAGTCTCCTCAAAGAGTCGGAACTGCTGATAACGATATCAATGCAATCGCTAACATGGGAATGGTTCCAGAAGGTTATGTTGTTAATAACTTCCTAACTGATCCGGATGCTTTCTTCTTGTTAACTGATGCACCTAACGGTTTTAAACACTTCATTAGAAGTCCAATTAAAACTGCTATGGAAGGTGATTTCGATACAGGAAACGTTAGATTTAAAGCTAGAGAAAGATACTCTTTTGGATGGTCTGATCCAAGAGCGGTATTTGGTAACGGAAAATTACCTACTAGTTAATAGTCAAACTATTAAACCGTAAAAGGTTACTTAAAAGGGGCGGAGTTTACTCTGTCCCTTTTTTTATATATAATAAAAAGACCTAGAAATTAAATTAATTTTGTAGACTGACTAGGCAGACGGTATAGAGACTACAAAGTTTAACCGCTATACAAGGAGAAACTATTATGGCAACAACTAACTTTTCCGGCCCGATAACAGCTGGTCAAATAAGAAATACAACAGGAACTACACTTGGTGAAAATATAAAAAACATTGGTCAAGTTTTAATGTCTCAATCAGTAAAGGTTGATATCACTGGTGCTTCGCACTTAAATCAAGTTTGTGCAGTAATTCCAGCAAACTCACAAATAGTAGACGTTATTCTTAACGTAACTACAGCTAACGATGACACAACAGCATCTACTGTTTCAGTAGGGACAGTAGCGGATGCAGATGCATTTATTAATGCACAAAGTGTTCAAGCATTAGCAACTACGCATGGTACTTTAGATACAGAAGCAACTAATGTTGGTGCAACTGATATTCAAGTATTAGCAGATTTTACAGGTACTGATGGCGATGGAACTGCGGGTGTAGGTACAGTTACTGTTTTATACATGCAGAATAATTCTGTTCAAGACGCAGCAGATTTATAATAATTAATTATCTTGGTGGGAAA